CGGTTGGGTCAAACGCGATAGTACCTAATACTTCCGAACCATTCTCTTGTTCTAGCGCGATAAGGGATATACCTGGACGTAATACACCATACATATCTACTATAGCGGGCCAGAATAGATTTGAATCAGGTGACTCCGGTGGCGCCAAATCATAGTTAGGAGGTTGAACTGGCTGAGGTTGACGTAATGCTTGCAACTTATTACCAATAAGCAATACCTGATAACCAAATGGAGTTATTACCTGTCGAGTACCTAGTAGCAAATCGCTATTACTTAACGCATTTATCATATCACCGGCTTCATCATATATTGAAGCCACTATTCTTTCTACCACGCCTAGTTTCTTTACCTTTATTGGGCTACTTATCCATATAGGTAGTATGAATGTCATCGTGGATATATCAATAGGGTCTTCGGTACCAACTGGAACAGACTTACTCGACCAAGTAGTGGATTGTAACTCACATACTGTTATGGTTGACCAATCAATGAAGTTATCGGTTGCCTGTATCTCAAGTGCTGGGTTAAATAGCACTGCTATTTGCTCCAATAACTGCATTTTCTGGTTGGTATTACTCGTCCAAATATCTAACTTAATGGTTAACTTATAAGGTACCGGCATTAACCTTTCGATGGTGAAAGCATTACCTTGGGCCGAGGTATAAGTATCGGTTGTGTTGTCGTACTCCCGCCGCCTTACTTGGGTATTACTAATGAATGTTGGGTTTTGTATTCGCGGCCTATCGTAGTCGAAACCAGATATATAAAATGTCATTAAGGGAGTACTCGGCATATTACTAGCCGAGTTTTGTTGTAGTATCGTTTGCGCTTGCCGACTAGCATCACCATATCTAACTGGTACTCTTACCAAATCCCTAGTGCCTTCGGTATCTCTTGTATACTCGACGTAGAAGTCAGAAAACATCCGAGTAAATTGAAGAAGAAAACGTCTTATCTGAGAATCATAAAAAAATTGTGCCACTATTATACCCTCTATACTGGTATTTATCGTGGCAACAATAGTAACTAGGAACTCGGCTGACCTGGTTGCGTCGGTGGTGGTGGATTGGGTGGTTTATTTCCGCCCTGTAGCCCGTTATCAGCGTTGATCTTGAATGCTTCACTGAGCGACTGCCGTTGAGGTATATTGCCAAAGTCGGTAGTCGGAGTAGTATAGGTGTTATTTACGTACCCGGCGCGCTGTGTGTTGGCACCTGGTAGCAGGTCGAGTTCTGTACGGACATTCTCGTCTATTTTGACCCACCGGTTCCCACTGTAGCGGAACAGACGATTTGGATAGTAGTCCAAGCGAAGCGCGTAATCTCCGGTATTTGGGTTCGGCGGGAAGCTAACGCCAGGAGTAACCGGCAACCCGTTTGGAGCGTACTGATCGCCAGTGAGATAGCCAACGAGGTAACCGAAGCTCTTTGGAGTGACTTCACTCATATCTACCAGTCCACTGCGCGGTGGAGCAGGCTGGCCGTCTTCGTAGGTAGGCACGACGTAGAACTTCGTAACATCGTATCCCGACTTAGGTACCTCAACGTGGGCTTGGACAAGTATAGCGTCGTTGAGTTCTAAGTCCTTGTTTCTAGTAGAGTCGACGTCGCCAATAGTAGTAGGTCTATCTATTCTTTCCCAGTATGTCGTGTCGGTAATAGGGGTATCAGGAGGAACTTCGCCTTTTGACTTGTAATAAGTATTACCATCCAATACGGTAGTATCACCTGGATAGAAATTGCCTGGATCCCATATATTATCAGGTTCAAATGGCTTATCAAGAATAGATTTATATTCCTGAGCATTTACCATGGGAGTTGCCTTTATTCGCCATAAATGGGGTAACCATGTTTGGCTAAACCCTTCTGAAGCAAATGACGCATCCTGAATAACATAGTATCTAGGTAGCGGCTTGGTAATATCAGCATTCAATGGGTTATAATCTTTGAGGTTGGGCATTTCCAATACATCACCCGACATTAACTTCCGACCAAACGTGTCTATCATATCATTATAATGAGTGGTAAGGAATAGAGTATCGTTATTCAAGAATAGCCCAAACTGGGTTAGGTCGAAATCGACGTCACGCTGGTTGTATACCATACGCATGATATAGATGTCGGGATCGTAGTTCCTATCTCGGTTTTCAAGCAGGAGCAGGTCTTCAATGAACAGAGGATTCGATTGGTCGTACACGGGAAGCGTAGCATCAGCATTGCCAGCATCGCCTGCTATTGGCCCCATATATTTGTGAACGTATACATCGAGTCCCCCCACCGTATACATCTCCGATATGGTACGATCGAAGAAACGATAATCGTTGGTCCTGTTAGGACGATATAGGCTGAGTCTTGGCATTGTTGTTTCCTGTGTATTCAGTATTTATCGAACAGAGCTTGACAGATCATCACCCTTGACGATATACTACACCAAGGAGGATAAAATGAAAAATAACAACGATATATTCCTATGGACACTGGCGCTTTTCTTGCTCGCGGGGATGGTTTGCATGACGCTTGTGACATATCACTCCCTACCTAAGAAACCAGTTGACATGGAGGGCCTAAAGAGCTATCATGACTTCATAAGAAGAAAAAACCAAGAAACCAGAAAATGGCTTACCTAATACAGGAGAGACGATGAGCGACGACAAGAAGTGGGAAGAGTTTGTGCGGTGCAAGCAGAACGCAGCAGGTGGTTTTTATGCCTGTGTTGATGGCGCCGGCGTTTGGTTCGACTCGGCTGCAGATTTTCAAACGGCGATTCATTGGTGCGTAGCTGCGTGTGGACAGTTCGGCTTATCGACTGAAGAGGAGCTTAGATTTTTCAATTTGACGCCAAAGCAGCGAGGGATGTCCGTTATTCACAGCGACATCCTTCGCAAGATGTGGGAAGCCGGATTGATTAGTTGAGGCCGGCTAACTGCTTCAAGCGGTCTATATCCTTGCTTTCGGAGAAAGTTTGGTCGACTTGACTTCTTGCAGCTTCTTTGTCAGCACCTTTAGGGGTACCTACCTCACCGGACTTGACTGAGATCATCGAGTTGAACACGCCCTTTATTCGGTTGCCACTGCGTTCGTTCTTGACGACGCTTTTTGCTTGAGCAAGTAGCTTATCGAAGGGCAGGTTCAGGTCGTATTGGTACAACAGTTTTTGTAGATCAGCGTAATTTTGTGATCTCCATACGACTTGACGTTCTGCTTGTTTGAATGTACCAGGTTCGTAGGTCACCAGACGAAGTTGAAGCTCGTTGCTGGATAAATTGAACTCATATTCTTGGTTTGGCGGCAGATTCGTTGGCAAATTGATCCCTAGCTTTTTGAATAGCACGTTGAGGGGTGTTTCTAGTGTAGCAATCTTTGTTAGACCGAGGACAAGTCCTTGTTTTGGAGCAGGCATGTCGAGGAATTCTTGCTTGAACGTTGCTTCAGTTTGGTCGAGAGCGATGATGTTGTCGATCTGAGCAGAATACCCCAGTTCTGGGTCATGATAGCGCACTGTTACGATCTCGCCAGAGTTGTAGGTGCGTTTGCCAGCGTGTTTTTCGGAGGTAAATGGCACAATAACGGTTTCGGGCTGCTGCATGAAGAACTGAACTAGCTGCTTTTTGAGGGCAGGTTTGTCCAGATCGCTCTTGATGTGACAGATGAGGTCGATGTCACCGAAGTCGTTCTTCGACAAGTTAGAGTTGTAGCTTCCCGATGGTGTGATGCCTTGAAATCCAGGGAACTGGCCGATGAGATCGCGGTATGAAGTCATGAATTGCTTGAAATCTTCTCTGCTTTTGACCCTATCCGCGCCAGTTGAACCCGACTCGCCTAAGTGTGCCTTTAGCTTTGAGTCGTCCGGTAAAAATTTACCAGTTAGACCGAGTTCATCCTTGCGAGCCAACCATTGATCTTGGATATTATCGGGAATATCGGCTCTGGTAGAGTCTAGAATCTTGAAGTAGATGTTGAGAAGCTGGCTAAATTGGTCGGGAGACATCTGTTGACTTAGCGCGTCGAATAGTGTATAGTAGTTTTCAGCATCCTCTGCTGTGATATTGGTGCCTAAACGCTCATTGAGGACTTTTAGCGCCTGGGACGGGTCGGTGGCGATGGTTTCACCGGTCGTTTTGTCCTTTACGCCGCTCACGTGGTTGAAGGATAGATCGGCAACTTGGAAAGCAGACAGCATCAGCTGTGTACGATGAAGACCCTTGACATTTGAACCCTCTGGATACGCGGAAGAGTAGTAGGAGAACTTGAGCCAGTTCAAATCGCCTACCATCCAATCAATCTGGACCCCTGTGCCGAGATCTTGTCCATCTGGACCGATTTGCGGGAATAAACCAAAGATATTCCCAGCGGTGACCTTCTTCTC